AGGTGCTCAGATAATATTGGCACCAACCACAGATGTAAAACTAGGCAATGACCTAGGAGTTATATTTGGTGATGCAGGTGAGAAGATCGAAGGTGATGGAACAGACTTGACTATCTCTTCAAGTAACTTACTAAATTTAACAGCGGCTACAGACATTGTTATCCCAACTAACGTTGGTTTACATTTCACTGATGTTAATGAGAAGATCGAATCAAACGGAACAGACTTGACAGTAAACTCAGGTGCTGACATCAACTTGACAGCAACGGCAGATGTTAACATACCAGCTAACGTTGGTGTTACATTTGGTGATGATGGTGAAAAGATCGAAGGTAATGGTACAAACTTAACCATTGCATCTTCAGGACTTTGTACTATCACAGCAACTGGTGAAACTGTTGTTACAAACAACTTTAGAGTTGGTGGTAACTTGACTGTTGACGGTACTGAGACAATCGTAAACACAACTACACTATCAATTGAAGACAACATCATCGAGGTTAACAGAAACGTATCTGCAAACTCAGGAATGCCTGTAGTTTCAGGATTACAAGTTAACAGAGGTGAGGGTTCAACTGCAACAGAAATGCCATTACTTTGGGCATGGGACGAATCGTTTACAGATGACGGAACAACTATCCATGGTAACGCGGGTGGTGCCTTTACTGCTTTCAGAAGAGCAGAAGGTAACACAGAAGGACCATCAGGCACAGCGTCACTTGTTGACATTAGGGCCAACGTGGTACACGCAGTTGCAACTTCGGCTCAGTATGCGGACGTTGCCGAGCGTTTCGAAGCAGACGCTCCTATGGCGGCAGGTGCAGTAGTAGAAGTAGGTGGTGACGCAGAGATCACAGAAACAACTTCAGATCTATCTGAAAACGTTTTTGGTGTAATATCTGATCAACCAGCATACGCTATGAACGCCGCGGCAGGTAACAACGACACACACCCATTTGTTGCAATGACAGGTAGAACACCAGTTAGAGTAACAGGTGCAGTTACAAAAGGTCAAAGACTTGTTTCTTCATCAGTAAAAGGTTGTGCTAGAGCAGTAGCGTCAGGTGAGTCAATTTCACCTTTCAACGTTATTGGTAGAGCATTAGAAAGTTCAACAGACGCAGGAATCAAATTGGTAAACTGTGCAGTGCGGACTAACAACTAATAAATATTCATACTTTTTTAGTAGAATTAAAAGGCGGCTTTCGAGTCGCCTTTTTTTTAGGTTATAAGATCTAGGATAGTTTGCAATTTGCCTTTGATGGCTTTGTTGTTAAGTGTGTTCTTAAGTCCCATGTGCAGATTCTTTGGCCAACATTCAAACGCAGTCCAACAATAACCTGAGTGTTCTTCATTGAGTTTGGGTAAAAATTCTTGATCTATTGCAATTACGTATGTGTGAAAAAAAAACTTCTGATCATTGGATGTGAACATTTCCAACGGAATCACTTTTTTGAACTTTGGTGTGTCTCCAACTTCTTCTTGTATCTCACGCTTTAATCCATCAAATGCACTTTCAAGGAATTTTGACTTGCCGCCAACCAATCCCCATGCTCCTGCTGTCTTCCTGTCAGTCCTTTGCAGGAATAGAAATCTTTTTGTGTTTGTGGAGTAAAAAAGTGCACCAGAGCAAATGATATTGTCTTTCATGCTATATTATAACAGTGAAACTGTAAATTATCAAGGAGTAGTTGCGTCTAAACTTGAAGTGTATCCTGCGGAGAATCCACCATCTAGCACAATACTCCAATTACCTTGAGTGTAAACACCCTCATATGATTTCACCCACTCTGTTCCGTTGAATCTGTACTGTATGCCGGTGTTCAAGTTGGTAACGTAGTGCTGTGTTGAATCTGGATCAGAGGCGTCAAAGGCAATGTTCCATTTTCCTGTGGCACTGTTATATTCGATAATATCACCAACTTTTGCCACAAGTGTACCCCAAGTTGCACTTTGGAAACTTGCCGTACTATCTCCGACATCATTTATTACAAGGTACCTATCACCGTTGGCTGGGGTGCCTGGATCAAACGTTGCTGGGTTGATAATCTTCTTGACTGCTGTCAGTGTGTTAGACGGAATAGTATCACCATCTATGGTGTAAAGCAAGATAGTGTCATCTAAAGTAGTTGTTGCTATTGTTCCTACGATCTCATTTCCATTTGGTTGCGTCAATCTTATTTGCGATGTGCCATTGATCACTTTTCCATACTGATCAAGTAAAATCTTCCAATTAAGTGGTGGACCAAATGTTTCAAAAGGATCTGCTAGTCCTGGATCTTTTGCTCCTGTGTGGAATCCGTCGCCACCTGACTTAACGTTTGTGCCTGTTGTGCCTAACAACCTCAATTGGTTTCCTGTTACAAGCAAACCAAAATTATTTGGGGTAATGAAACTCCTTGAAGCCAACTCTCCATCTATCAATCCTTTCGCTATGCCACCATCGTCGTCGTATATGCTCATGATAATTTTTTGCACCACACCTAGTTTTTTAACTTTTACAGGTGGTGACAGCCATATTGGCATTGAAAATGTCATTGATGCGACATCTATCTCGGTATCTGCACCAACAGGTATTGTTCTAGAACTAAATGTAATTCCAGTAAGCTCTACGTAACTTAAACTGGTCCAGTCAATGTAGTTGTCAGTCTTTTGTATCTCGAAATCTGGATTGAAAAGATACAGTATTTGTTCCATGATTTGTAATTTTTGATCTGTGTTAGAAGAAAAAATATCGGCAGTGACTTCTAATCTGAACGGTGATGGCATGACCTTCTCTATGGTGTATCCAGCACCCAGTTGGTTGGTGTAGTTGCCGTCACTGTCGACATCTCTTTCTCTCAGATGTTGTTTTTCTATGTGATAAGGATTTTGCATTCTTTCCCTATCATAGTTTAATTCTCTCACATAAGCGGCAATCTTAGGAGCATAGTTCAATGCATTCTCACTGTTGTTCCTGATGATGTTTGCAACCTGCCTTGTTGGATCTCCGTACACAACAGGCACTGCCCTGAGATTAATCTGTCCATCCTTGGCCTTACCGGTCTCAACAGAAAAATTACTTAGAATTCTTATGAATTGTGTTAAAAACTTTCTAACCTGTCCTTCGTAAAAGTGTAGCATTAATTGTCAGCCTTTGGTTTAAGAGCGTCAGCCAATGATTGTCTTTGTTTCACAGTAAGTCCATTTATGGTTGATTCTGTTGTGTTATTGACAAATCCTGTTTTGTAGTTTGCTCTCGAGTCGTTGTTTGTTGTAGTTATTCTAACTGAATCTTCTATTTTTACCCATCTGTTTCCGTCATAACGGAACAATCTGTTAGGTAGGTAATCTGTCCTTAGGAAATAGTCGCCTTGATCAACACCAGAAGTTGGAAACGTAATACCAAACCCAGCTGGGTTTCCGTTCGGTGCGACACCATCGCCATCTAAGTAAAAGCCATAGTGTGATGAGGCTGGTGTGTCTATAACAGCATTTACAGTTTTGTCTGAATTTCCAGTTTTGTCGCTGTTTACACTGTCAGTTCTTATGTTTCCTCTTTCATCTATAGGTGCCACATAATACTGTTTGTAGTTGAAGCCCGCCTTCGGTGCGTCTGCTTCTGCCTGGGCAACTACCTGGTCATTAATTGTTTTCTCTCTGTTGAAAGTAGACATGTAACTTGCAACTGAATTTGTTGTTGTAGCGTCACCAATGATATCTCTGAACTCTTGCGAGTCGACTAATGTTTTTAATTTTAATCTTAAAAGGTGTGGCCACCATGTTGCTGAAAATCCTTCTGCGGCCCTGTTGACATCCTCTACCACGTAGTATCTTTTCAACGCAATAGGAATACTTTCATCTAGTGAGTAGTCTTCCTTCATGTGTGGAAACTCTAAAACGTCACCTGACATGGGCTTTCTACCGATCCGTTCAACTATGTCATTCAAGTGTACAGTCAGGAATAATGTATCGTTTGATAAAAACATTCCAAACTGGGATAAATTAAAATCTTGATCTTGCACA